CGGCCACCTCGCGCCCGCCTCGGACGACGCTGAGACGCCCGGCGCCGGCCTGGCCGACCCGGACCCCGAAGGATCCCGCCCACGGGGTGTATGAGAACGACTTCAGGTGCATCGTGGTCGCCGGGATCGACTCCCAGCCCCCCTTGCCGCGGAACGCCCAGAGGTTGATGTGCATGCGCTGGCTGCGCGGGACAGGGATCCCCTCCGTGAGAGCTCCCGAGTAGTAGCCGCCCTGAGCGGTGGGGGTCGTGCGTGCCAGATCCTCCGTAAGGTGTGACTCCCACGTCTCCCAGAACACCTTTCCGGGAGTCCAGGTCATACGGACGGTCGCGCCCTTCCCTGACTGCGTCCACACGCGGTCATTCAGATGCTTGCCGGAGTCCTCCCCCTGCGGGTAGAGCGTGTACTTGCCGACCATGTCGGTGTAGCCGGACCAGTAGGAGTCCTCGACGATGTCGATCTCCTGGTAGCCCGGGTACGTGTCCTCCCAGTCGAAGGGAAAGATGCCCCACACGATGTTCTTGTGGAGATCCCGCATGCGGGCCGGCGCCAGGAGCTCGTAGGAGGCTTCGTAGGTGCCGTACCCCATCGACTCTGCGGACACGATCTCCGCGGACATCGGCTCGCCGCCGACGGCGGAGATGGAGATCTCCAAGGAGCCGTCGGGGCGCTTGCGCAGGGCGCGCTCGTTCCACCTCTGGTTCGCAGCCGGCCCGCCGGGGTGCCAGGCGTCGGTGCGGGTGAGCCAGTGGAGGCCGAAGGCCTCCACCGGCGTCTGCCCGTAGTCCTTGTAGGGCTCGATGAGAGGCATGTCTCACGCCTCCCGGCGGATGATGACCGTGTCGTCGGCGGTGCCCGCTGGGACCGGGTCGTTGGGACCGAGGACCAGGAGCTTCCCGGCCTGACCGGCGCCCGCACCGGCCTGCGGGGCGGCCTTCTTCAGGGCCTCGACCTGAGTCTTCAGGTCCTCCACCTCCAGGTGCAGGCCGAGCGTGCCACGAATCCAGGAGGACGTGAGTCTGATCAGCTGCTCCGACGGCGGGTTCGCGTACGGGTTACCGACAGGCTCCCACTGGCCTCCACGGTTCGGGTCCTCCACCAGGACACCATCAGTGATGTAGGCGTGGCCGATGGGGAGAGTGTCAAGCTTCTCGAAGACCTGACGGTAGTTGTCCTTCGTCACGCCGTGGATGACCGCCCACCACTTCTCTGAGGGGTAGGAGCGCATGTGGTCAGGCAGGACCGGGGCGTTCTGGTCCTCGTTGAGGAACTTGCCGGCGTCCTGCTCGAACATCATCGCGGTGTCGAAGTCCAGGGCGCACATATCCGGAGACATGTTCGAGCCAGCGTTGACCACGATGTAGAAGCTCTGGCCGTACTGCTCACGGATCGCCGCGATCAGGTCCTTGTACCACTGGACTCGGCCAGCCTGGGCGCCCCAGCCGTTGATCGTCTCGTCCAGGAACACTCCCTGCGCGACGTCGCCGTACTGCTCGGTGAACTTGGCGATCTGCCCGAGGATGTACTCCTTGGTGTACTTGTCGGGGTTCGGTACGCCGTTGCGGGCAGGGTCGTTAGAGGGCAGCGAGGCGACGCCGTACTGGGTCTTCACGTAGAAGACTGCGCGCCTAGCCCCGGCGGCGAGGGCTCGCGAGGCCTGCTTGCCGAAGTCCTCGTTCTTCTCGTCCCAGTTGCCGGAGTCCTTGTTCAGGATGACGATGCCGAGCGTGCCGGCGGCCTTGAGTGCCTTCGCCCACTTCGAGGTGCCTTTGGCCTCGTCGTAGTAGTCGGGCCAGTAGTAGGTGACCGGAGAGGAGTAGCGCTCACCGGAGCGGAACGGCGGCGCGACGGCCTCCGCAGCCGCCTCCGCGGCCTGCTTCACCTTAGCCAGGGCCTCGGTAGTGGCGTAGGCACTCAGGGCGTCCGGCTGGACCGCGGTAGCGGCCTTGGCGGAGGCCTCAGAGACCTTGGCGTCCGTGGCGCTCAGGGCGTCCTTCGTGGCGTACTTCCCATCAGCGTCGGCGGTCGTCAGGTAGCCCGACAGGTCGACCTTCCCGCCGGCCTGAGCCTGGGCGAGGTCTGCCTTGGTGGCATAGGCCTTGGAGGCGGCGTCGGTGGTCAGGTACGGGGACAGGTCGGGAGCAGCGGGGATAGCGGAGCGCACCCCCTCAACGTCGGCCTTGGTCGCGTAGGTGGCAGTCGCGGCCTCGGTGGTGAGGTAGCCAGAGAGGTCCTGAGCCTCGGGGATGGCCGCCCGGACTGCGGTCACCTCTTCTTTGGTGGCGTAGGTGGTCGACGCCTCAGCCTTCGGCAGGAGGTCTGTGAGGGCGGAGGCGTCCGCCTTGCCCTGCACGGAGGTCTCCAAAGATGAGATCTTCGACGACAGGCCGGCGACCGGGGCGGTGGCCGAGGTCAGGGCCTCCTTGGTCGCGTAGGTCGATGAGACCGCCTCGGAGGTGGCGTAGCCGGTCAGGTCAGCCTTGGCGGCGTAGGTGTCGGCGGCCTCACTCTTCGGAAGCGCCGCGTCGGCCTTGGCGGAGACCGGGGCCAGGGCGGATGCCTTGGCGTAGCCGGAGAGCTCGGCCTTGGTCGCGTAGTCGGCCAGCTGGGCTGACTTGACGTAGCCAGACAGGTCCGGGATCTTCCCGTCTCCGGCGAGCTGAGCGTTGGTCAGCTCCTCCTTGGTGGCGTAGGTCGTCGCAGCGACGTCCTTTGGCAGGGCTGCGTCGGCGGTCTCCTTGACCGAGGCCACCTCGCCGGCGAGCGAGGCCGGGGCGAAGGTCGAGGTGGCCAGGGTCTTGTAGGAGTCGAGGTCCTTCTTGGTGGCGTAGGTCTCCGCGGCCGACGTCGGGGTCAGGTAGCCGCTCAGCGACTCCTTGGTGGCGTAGGGGCTCAGGTCCGGCGCGGAGGAGGCCACCTCAGCCTTCGTGGCGTAGGTGGTCTGAGCATCGGCTGAGGTGAGGTAGGGGGCGAGGGCACTCATCGGGGCCGCGGCGTCGGCGGTGGCCTTGACCTGATCGATGCGCTGGCCGAGGGCGGTGTCGGCGGCGGTCATCTCGGCCCTCGTGGCCAGGTGCGACAGGTCAGGGGCCTCGCCCTTTCCGCCCAGCTGGGCGTTGGCCAGGTCGCTCTTGGTGGCGTAGACGCCGGCGGCCTCCGTCTTGGGAAGGTAGTCTCCTAGGGAGGCCTTGGTGGCGTAGGTCTCGGACACCGCTGCCGAGGTCGGGTAGGCGGCCAGATCCTCACGGGTCACGGCGGCGTCGGCCTTTCCCGAGACGGTGGTGACGGTCGAGGTCAGGGAGTCGATGCGGGTCCCCAGCGCCGAGTCGGCCGACTGCATCTCGGCCTTGGTGGCGTAGGACGACAGGTCGGGCGCCTGCGCGACCCCGCCGAGCTGGGCCTGGGCAAGAGCCTCCTTCGTCGCGTAGGTAGCCTCCGCCGTGGCGGCAGGCAGCGCGGCCTCCGCCGTCGCCTTGACGGCGTCGATACGGGCACCAAGGGCGGCGTCGCCCTGAGTGCTTTCCGTCTTGGAGGCCAGAGAGCCTGCCTCGCTCCTTGTCAGGAAGCGCTGGTCGGCTCCCTCTCTACTGTACCAAGTGAGATCGGCCACTGCCTCTACCTCCAGGTGAGAACGCCATTGCCAAGGTCTATGATTTCAGACCGATTGATAGCCTCAAGGATACCCGGTGACACCGTCTCGCGGACTCCATGCTCGGTAGGAGCCGGGGACGGCAGGGCCGGGGGCTGGGCGGGTCCGGGGCTGGGCGGCTGAGGTGGAGTAGGTACGGCTGCGGCCGTGAGAAGGTCGGCGATGTTGAAGGTCTCGCCGTCGGCCAAGGTCCGGATCGTGCGGATGTGGGCGCCCAGGTCCCCTGGGATATTGAGATCTATCTCATAGTTTCCCGGGGCGATGGAGCCCGTCGGCCCTGCCTGACCTACCAGATACCCGTCAGGGTCGATGCGGAAGGAAGCCCTACCCGCTACGATGTCCCGGGCCGGTAGCGGAGCCCCGAGGCTGGCCGGGGTGAAGGTGATTCGGCCCATACGGCCCAGGCCATCCGGCCCTGCGACGCGCCCGGTGATCGTGGCTGTGGTGGAGGTCATTGGGGCTCCTGACGTAACGGATTGGCATCACCCTTAACCCTATCAATCCGATCGTGCAATGCCTGGACCTCTGTGTACAGGTGGGACCTATCAGTACGGGCGTCATTGCGGACCCCCTCGATCTGGGTCTCCATGCGGGACATGCGGGCCTCGAACTGCCGGTCCGACTCTCGAAGGTCGTCCACAGAGGTGACCAGCCGGGCCAGGCTGTCAAGGACCTGGCCGAACTTGGAGTCGAGGTCGTCACGGAGATTCGAGTCGTGGTTGTTGTGAACGCCCTCGGAGGCCGACTCGGCCGCAGCGGCCGCTCTAACCACGTGCACGTTCATCCTGGACATCCTCTCCTCCAGCCGTGACTGCTGCCTCTTGATCGTCATCCTGAGCCAGGTGATGAGGGCCGCCAGCAAAGCAGTCCCCGCCGTGATGACCTCAGGCGAGGCGAGCACGGTGAGGATCGGCGACGAGGACTGCTCCACTGGGATCATGGGGCTACCTCAGCCGGCCAGTCCGGAGACGTGGCGAGGGGTGTAGAGGTCAGCCGTAGCGGTCTCGGCGGTCGGCACGGCGCGGTCGGTCTCCTCCGGCAGGGAGAACGACTTCAGGACCGAGGCCAGGGCCGCGGCGCCGGCGATCCCGAGAGCGCCCTTCCAGTCCAGGTCGAAGAGAGAGGACCCGACGGCGAAGGCGCCGACGAGGGACTGCGCGAAGGTGGAGATACCTCGCTCGGCCAGACCCTCCCAGAACGTCGCGGATGCGTACTTCACATGTGCTCCTTCCATAGGTAAGGGCGGGGACCCGTCTGAGTCCCCGCCCTTAGTGTATCCCTATGAGTCCGTGAGGTACTTATAGGTTACGACGATGTCACGACCTCACCACAGCCGGAAGCTGTTGGTCTTGGAGGCGTTCAGCGCCATCTGGAGCGCCTTGACCGTGGCCTCGCCGAAGTCGCCGTCGACCCAGTCACCGAAGGACCAGCCTGCGGGCACGCCTGGCTTGTTCCAGGCGAGCACGAGGTACTGGAAGACCTTCACCATGGGAGCGTCCCAACCTCGGTCCTCGGGCAGCTTGGCCATGCCGGTGAGCTGCCGAATCGTGGGTGAGGGGACGACCTTGTTGAGGAACCGGCGCAGGTTGGCGACGGCGTAGACCTCGTCGTAGCCGACAGCCCCCATGACCGACTTCAGGCGCCCGATCGTGGCGGCCCCGTAGTCACCGTCCACGACGAGCTGAGCCTCCCCTGAGGGGGCCGAGGCGGTTGCGGCGGCAGGGGCCCCGCCTCCGATCATCCGGTCCAGGGCAGCCCGGTCGCGGCACCGGTTCAGGTCGAGGGTGCCCGAGTAGCCCGGCAGGCGGCCGTCCTCGGTGTACTGGTGGATGAGCGGCTGGCCCCAGTAGGAGACGTTCGGGACGGCCGGGTCCGAGTAGGAGGAACCGTAGTCCGAGTAGTTCGGGCCGCCGGCGTACCAGAGGGGGTACTCGCGGGCCACGGCCGACCAGTCGTAGCCGTTGACGGCTGAGCCGTTCATGTAGATGCCTGGGGTGGCGCCGGTCAGCGACTTCACGGTGTCCAGGAACTGCTTCGCCCAGCCAGGGCCCTGCGCGACAGCGTTCGCCTCCCAGTCGAGCCACAGGGTGGCCCGGCTGCGGAGAGAGCCGACGGCGGACACGAAGTACCTGGCCTGGGCAGCCGCGTCGCCAGGGCGGGCGAAGTGGTAGAAGCCCAGGCGCTTCGAGGCCGACAGCGTGGCGTTGGCCTGCGAGACCATGTACGGGTTCACGTAGTCGTCATCCTCGGTCGCCTTGACGATGACGAAGTCGGCCCAGATCGCGCCAACGTTCAGACCGGCCTGGTGGCTGGAGATGTCGATTCCGTGCGCGTGCTGGGGTGCCGACGGCTGAGTGGTCGGGCGTGCTGGCGTGGAGGCTGCGGCCGGCTTGATCTGCCCACCCTGCTTCGGGGCGAACGACGGCCACTGGGACAGGAACTTCTGGTCGCTGAACCGGTGGCAGGAGGTCCACCGGCCGGCTCGGGTGTGCGGGTGAGACGAGTAGCGGACGGTGCGGGTCTCCTGGCCCGTGGTGTCGCCGGCGTAGCCGTCGATCGATCCGTCCTCAGCGATCCACGCCTCCGAGACGAGCGGGTCCCCGCCGTCCTCGACTGCGATGCAGACGTGCCCCACGCCCCCCTCGTTCGCGGCGGAGAGGATCACGTCACCGACCCTGAATCCTCCGGCCGGGGTGAGGTCGGCGTCGTTCCACGGGACCTCGCTGAAGCCGCGCAGCTCCATGCCGCCGCGCATGTTACCGGTCCAGTGGTCGTTGATCTCCAGGAGCGCCTGATGGCCCCACGGCACCCCGTAGGTGTCGTGGAGGCCGTAGCAGATCGCCCCGCACACGAGGCTGGAGCAGTCCGCGTTCTGTGGGCTGGACACGCGGCCGGCCCAGTCGGCGTTCGCGTACCAGGACCGCCGCTCGGGCTGGCTGTACCCGACGTTCTCCTGCTCGCAGATGCGGCGCGCGATGGTCGCGGCCACTGACTGTACTGTCACTTGCTCTCCTTCGTACCGGTTGAGCCCTGGAGCTGCTGCTCCAGGTCACGGACGCGCTGCTCAGCGATGACAGCGCGGCGGGTCAGCGCGGCGATCTCGGCGGTCAGAGCGTCGATGATCGCGACGGCGTCGACCTGAGGTGCTTGGGGTTCCATGGGTCCTCCTTGAGGCGTATAGGCGGGGCAGGGCAGGGCAGGGCGGCGCGGGATCCGCGCCGCCCTGTCAATCATAGGCCACTCTTACCGTAGCTGTCCGGTTTGGTAGCTGGACCGTACAGGCCGCCGCCCACGGACATGTCGTCGGGTAGGTCCCCACCTCCGGCCGGGTCACTGCCATCTCCGGGGGACGGTGGCGGGAGTTGCCACGGAGACTCTCGGGCATAGTCCCGCATGACGGGCTCCCCGCGCTCGGAGACCTCATGGTCAATACTACGAGCACCCTTGACCAGCACGGCCACAGTCGTGCCGGAGGCGCCGGTGACGTCCACGTGCCACTCCTCAGGGTTGGAGCGGTCCAGCACCGCACGGGCGCCGTCGCTGGTGAAGACGACCCACGGAGCCTTAGCGGACGCAATCCGAGGAACATAGTCCGGCAAGGTCCAGCGGGCCCGGCCCTCGGCGTCGAGCTCGATGTTCTCCCAGTACTCGATTCCGTCGTAGGGGGACTCGGTGCAGGCGTGCTTCAGCCACATCCCGCCGCGCTGGGCAGTCAATTCAGGCACTCGCATGAAGAAGTTCTTGGTCCCGGTGATGTGAACCCCGGAGCTCGAGATCCACACCTGATTCCGTTCGCCGAACTGCATCGTGGTCGAGCCCTTATTAGCGTAGAATCTGGCATGAGACTCCCCCATTGGGCGGATGCTCACCGCATTAGGTCCCACATACAGCCTCGGCTTGTTGTCGCTGTTGGTACCGTACGAGAAGCCTCCGGAGTCGGCCCACCAGTAGATATCCTGAGCCCTGAGCCGTACGCCGCCGGTCTTGAACTCGAACAACGTGTCTCCGGACGGGGTGTACATGGTCACGTATGAGGTTCCCACGGAGATGTAGGGGACATCGCCCCCCAGACCGGCGTAAGGAGCCTGCATACGGATCGATGGGTCCCCGGACCGGTCCTTGAGCAGGGCGATTACCCCGTCTCCCCAGTTGTCCTCCAGCGAGTTGAAGGCCAGGCCGCACCCCCACTTTGAACCGTCGGTGCCGACGTCCCGTCCGGTGCGGGTAGAGATGACGTCGTTGAACCACACCATTGACCACGAGTCCCGTCGGCTGAGGTGTCCGCTGATGCTGATCGCCCCGGTGTGCGCATTGACGTCCAGGACCGACGTTCCCCGTGAGTCGTAGACCCGGATACCGTCGGAGGTCAGCTTGAGCCCGCGGTTGTTGGCCCGCTCGGTCTGGATCGTGGCGCCGGTGATGACCTGACCGTCCACGGCCCCCGCCTGGATGTTGGATGCACTGACGGAGTTGGCCTCCAGCATCCCGGCCTTGATCTTCTCGAACTCGCCCTGACCGGCAGTGACGATCTTCGTCCACACGTGATGAGCGGTTGCGTTCACGAAGGAGGCGTTGCCGGTCACGGTGAGCTGATCGGTGGTGATCTCCAGGAAGCGGCCTACGTCGGCCGCGATCTTCCTCGCAGTGAGCTCGGCGATGTTGGCCGCCCCTACGGTCAGCTTTCCTACGTCGAGGTTGCTGATCTGCTCGCTGGTGACCCGCATCCTCTCCCAGGAGGATCCGGTCCACTTCCACTCAGCGACGATGTCGAGAGTCTGAGCGTCCTGGACCCGGACCGTGTCGCCGAGGGTCTCCCCTCGGAAGAGGGGCTCCGTGTCCGCGGTGCCCCTGATGTAGAGCACCGTGCCAAACGAGGAGCGGATTCTCCGGACGGCCGACTCCATGGTCGCGGCCGTCAGCCGGGAGACCGACTTGGAGTACTCGTCTCCGGCCTCCTCCCAGCGCCAGCCTTTCGGGGAGTAGACGACGGTCGACCCCTCGGCGGTGCGGGAGTTGTTGGGAAGAGACTGCCCAGGAGAGGCGAAGGCGGGGACGGTTACGTACTGGCCCCCGCGAGCACCCTCAGGCGCGGCGGCTGGATTGATAGGCCCAGGCATCAGGCGGCCTTGATGATGTAGGGAAGGCCGAAGTACGGGTCACGAAGGTCGATGGGCTGCGACCCTCCGGTAGACGCCGCGATCGGTGACCTCTCGTTGGAGGAGGTGCCAGTAGACGTCAGGTAGGTGTAGCCGGACGTGCCGATACCGATGTCCTGGTTGGACGTGCGGGCCTGGAACCTCTTGGACTGGTCCGAGGACTCCCCGATCTCGTGGGTGTGCGCGGGAATCTGGGCGATGCTCAGCGTGAGGAGCGTGTTTCCCCCCTTGTCGCCGGGGCTGTACTTCGTGCCAGTACCGACCACGGACCGCTCCCGGATGTCCGGGATGCGGAAGTCCCCGGAATTGGTGGAGCCGTAGGTGGTTCCGATGGCAGCGAACAGTGCGGGGTAGACGCTCCTCTGCAGGACCCGCCCGTCGCAGCGGAGCCACCCCTCAGGGTCGCGGTCTGCTCCGAACATCGCGATGGTCCCGACAGGGATCGCCTTGGACAGCTCGGTCCTGATAGCCTGAGCGATCTTCTTGACCTCCTCCAGGACCTTGGCGGGCTGGCCCTGGACGACGGTCTCCAGGGAGGTGACCCCGCGAGTGGCGGAGGATATTCCGTCCTCGATCCGGATGAGGTCTGCGGCGGTGATCCGGGTCTCATTGGCTCCGAACCCGTCGCGCCACTGCTTGGTGGCGACGTACTCCTTCATTACCTGTCTCCTTCTGCTCTGAGGACGAATACTCGCCCATCGGGTGAGATCCACATGCTGGACCCTATTGTCCCACTATCCGGAGGGATGGGACCCGAGGTGACCAAGTTGGTGGCCACCTGGGTCATGGCCTCGGTGAGGTGCTTCATCTCCTTGAGGGTGCCTTCGCGAGCCGCCTGCTGCATCGCGTCGCTGCCCGCCAGCTTCCTCTCGACCTCGCGGGCGATGGCGTCGGCGTCGATGTTCTGCTTGAGGGTGATGTTGCTAGGGGCGCTCCAGGCCGACCTGTTCCCTGCGCGGTCGTAGGTGCGAAGGCGCACCTCGTACTCCCGGATCTCGTACCCTGCCAGGGAGATGCGCTGCATCGGGGACGGCATTGAGGCCACCACTGCCGGAGGGGTCCCGGGCAGCTGCACGCTGACCTCGGCGCCTGCGAAGTCCCCCGGCATGCCTCCGCCGTCAACGCTCAGCAGGTCCCAGAACACCTGCAGGACTCCAAGGGTCTGGGAGAGCTGGGGCTTTGAGGGGACCGGAGGTGCGGACGTGTCCGTAGCCATGGTCGCGATGGTCTCTGGACCCCAGGAGCCTACGGCGTCGCGAGTGACGGCCCGGACCTTGAAGGCGTACCGGCCGCCGGGGGACAGCCCCTCAACCTCACCGGAGGTGTCGTTGGACGTTAGCAATCGTCCCGTGTGGTAGGGGATCTCTCGGACCGAGATCTCGTAGCCGATCACGTCCACGGCCACGCCCAAGGTGTCCGTGGTGACCGCCTGCCACTCCAGGGACGCCACTGCCTGCGCGTAGCCGAGTGGCCCGATGACCGCCGTCGAGGAGATGACCAGCCCCTGGGGAGGCAGGGGCCAGTGCTTGCTAGGAGTCGCCTCGGGTCGGGGGTTCTGGCCGTCGGAGGTGGCGGCACCGAGCACGCCTTTCTGACGCTTGGCCAGGCGCGACAGGACGTCGTCGAGCATGGTGCCGAAGGTCGTGTGGCCCTGGCAGCGCCCGTTCTCGGTGACCGAGATGGAGATCTGGGTTACTCGCATGCGCTCGAGCCCGGAGCCCCGCTCGACTCGGACCCAGTCACCGAGGGAGTAGTCCTCGAAGGGGAGCCACTGGAGGTCGTCGGCCTCCCACTCGCGCTTCACCTCGGCGGCCGGGGTGGCTCCGGTCTTGAGGGTAAGGTCCGCCACTCGCCGGGCCGTGGACTCCAGCTCGACGCCGCCGGCGCTGACCACCTTCTCCGTACGGGGAAGGTTTGGAGGCGCCTCCGGGTTGGGGAAGGTCCACGTACGCCCTCCATCCCCCTTCACGAGGACGTGGGTGCACAGCTGGGACCAGTCCAGCTTCTCGGGGGCCGACGTCGTCCCGGCGCCCAGGCGCCACACGACGGAGGTGTTCTCTCGCTTCAGGGCCGAGTCGGCGTTGTAGACCTGGAGCGTACGGCCCCGCCACCGGTAGTCGATCATGCCCATGTTCATGAGCGTGTCGAGGACGGACTTGAGGGAGACGGTAGGGTCGAAGGCCAGGGTGGTCTTGGTAGCCCACGGCTGCCCGGCCGAGTCGGTCGCGAGGGAGGCGTCCAGGGACAGTCCGGCACCCCATCCCCGCTTTACGGCCGCGTCCCACAGGGTGTGCAGGATCTCGCCGGCGTTGCGTGAGTTGAACTTGTACTTCCCGTCCTTGTCCTTGGCGACGGGAGGTACGTTCCATACGAGAGCGCCCTCCAGACGGTGCCCGATGTGGATCAGGTCCGCCTTGCGGTGATTCGTACCGTCGTCCACGAGGTTCCACTCGGAGGACAGGTTGATGAAGCGGCCGTTGTAGGGCTCGTGCCAGGTCTGGCCGTCGTAACTGAGCTCGACGGCGATCTCCACGGCCTCGTCGAGGAGCTCGCCGCGCACGCCTAGGCCGCCGTTCGGGTAGGAGAGGGTGAGCGACGGCGTGGCCTGACGGGGGCAGGTGAATGTCCCGGCCAGGGCGTCGGGTAGGACTCCCAGACGCGCCCCGGCCTGCTCGTAGGCGACGTAGCGCACGGCCAGGCCCTTTGGAAACGCGGGATTGCGCGGCATCAGTAGGCCGTCCTTCCGCGGAAGCTGCCGGATGTCCCGGTCAGCGTCATGGAGATACGGCCGTCAGCGTCGGGGGTGGCTCGGAATCCCCCAGGACTCATGGAGATCTCGCCGTCGGCAGAGCGGGCACCTGGCTGAGCGTCCCACCCGTCACCCGGGTTCTTCCAGGCGCGGTAGCCCGCAATGTCTACCAGCAGCTTCTCCCCGCCGTTGAGGGTGCCTGTGAAGGTGAACGAGGAGCCGGAGACGTTGTCCTTCACGGTGCAGGTGCCTGCCGTAGGCTCAAGAAGGAGCCTCCCGTCCGGGATAGGCATCACGCAGCCGTTGAACTTCGACAGGTCGTTCAGCGGGGCGACGATGTCCTCAGTACCGCGCCACAGGCCGGAGACGATCTCGTAGGTGACCGTGAACGAGATAATCTCCGAGTGCGGGTTGAAGCTTGGGTCCAGCGAGGACTTGAGGCGGACCTGAGCCTCCCGGACCGGAGCCCCTTTGGGCGTGTACCGGAGAGTCTGGAGGCGCCCGAAGGCGTACAGGCGCCGCGATAGGTCCTGATAGTTGCGCTCCAGGACCTCCAGGCCCTCCTTGCAACGGTTCCCGCCGCGCCCGTCGGTCCAGGAGAACACGGAGAACTTCAGGGCGACGGTGGCCGGCTTCAGGACGGCGGCAGTGGTCGGCAGGATCCCGAACCGGCCGGGGACGCTCACAGAGGTGGTCCAGGGCTCGCCGCGGGTCGACAGGGTCGTCCCTTCGGCGAGCACCCAGCGCTGGCGCTCATCGTCCAGATCGGTGCCGTCCAGTGAGTAGATGGCCATGGGTGGGTGACCCTCCTCAGATGATGGCGGCCAGACGCAGACCCTCGGCGACCTCGTCGCGAGTCTGAGAATCCGGCTTGGCCTGCGGATAGTTGTTGGTGATGTTGATTGTAGCGCCTGATTGGCTACTCTTATCAAACGATCCCGAGGACTCCTGCGCCGAGCTGGGCCGGCCGGTCGAGGCCCTGGCCGGGAGCGGCTGCACGTTCGCGCTAAGCCCGATCGTGGCTGGCTTGGTCAGGTCCTCGGTGAAGTCCCTCAGGGAGTTCTTGACAGCCCCGTACTGGCTCTCCAGACCCTTGATGAGGCCCTGCATGATCATCTCACCGGCAGGAGTGAGCAGGACCTTGTCGACAGGGGCGGGACCCTTCCAGGACGGCAGCAGGCTCGTCAGCGACGACAGGCTCGACTGGACGGAGGAGAACATCGACTGGATCCCGTCAATGAGTCCGTTGATGATGTCTCGACCGGCGTTGATGAGCCAGGACCCGGCTCCTGAGAAAATGCCCTGAATCCTGCCCGGCAGCGAGCTGACGAAGCTGATGACCCCGTTGACCCCCGCCGACACTGCGGAGCGCATGGCGTTCCAGGCATCCGATGTGAAGTTCTTGGCGGCGTTCCACCCCGAGCTGATGAAGTTCTTCACCCCTTCGATGGCGGAGGAGACGAGGCTCTTGATGCTGTTCCAGGCCGAGGAGGTGTGGCTGGTGATGAAGTTCCAGCCCGCGCTGATGATGCTCCTGGCGGTGGAGATCCCGGAGTTGAAGATGGAGGAGATGAAGTTCCAGGCCCCGCTGATGATGGAGGACATGAAGTTCATGGAGGTCTGGGCAGAGAGCCTCAGTAGGTTCATGAACGAGAGGAACGACGTACTGATGATGTTCCAGACGACCTGCCCGACCTGACTGATCCCGTTCCAGGCCCTCGACCAGTCACCGCTGAGGAGACCCATCACAGTGTTCACTACCCCGCGAATGAGGTTGACGGCGGTCGTGACGGCTCCAGAGATGACCTGCCAGGCCCCGACGACGACCGGGATCGCGACCTGCATGGTCGCCCCGACCGCCTGAATCACCGGGATCAGGGCAGCGGAGAGGACCTGAACGATCGTCACGATGTGGGGAAGGATCTGCGGAAGCAGCTCGGCGATGATCGGCCCCAGCTGGACGATGAGCTCCTGGATGACCGGTATGAGGGCCTGGATGATAGGCAGGAGGGCGGCGCCCAGCTGCTCAACGATCGGGACGAGGATCGGCACCATCTGCTGAAGGACCGGGGCCAGCCCCTCGACCAGCTGGGCCACCAGCGGGGCCACGGCTGCGAGCAGCGAGCCCATGACGGTGGCGATGGCGCCGAAGGCCTGCCCGAGTGCCGGCATGGCCGGAGCGAGCGCCTGAACGGCCGTCAGGACGCCCTGGAAGAAGGCCACCAGGCCGCCCTGGAAGGCCGGGTCCTGGAGGGCCAGGGAGATGCCCTTGAGGCCGGTCTCGATGATCTGACCGACCAGCGGCAGGATCGTGGAGATGGTCGGACCCAGGGACACGAAGGCCTGACCGAGAGACCCGACGCCGGCGAAGGCGTGAGAAGCAGCCTCACCCATAGCGCTGAAGATGGAGGTCAGGGTCCCCTGCCACAGCGGACCGTTCACGGCCTGGTTGGCCCGGTCCAGGGCAGCGGCGATAGAGTCGATGGGGGCTGACCCGGCGGCCATGGCCTTGAAGACCCCGCCCAGGATGCCTCCCAGGTCGAAGACGATGTCCTTCAGGGTCCCGAAGGTCTTGGCGGCGGCCTGGATAGCAGCGTCCATCTCGCCGGACGCGGTCTTGGCCTGCACCCAGTTCTGGAAGCTGTAGGCGACGTCGTTGGCCCATGAGGCGATCGAGGGAAGGTACTTCGCTCCGGTCTCGCCTAGCGTCAGCAGGGCGTCGGTGAACGCTCCGGCGCCGTCCCCGCCGATGTCGAGGGCCTGGGCCAGGTAGTTCAGGGAGGCCCGGAAGCCGGGGATGTGGTCCTGGGCAGCGCTGGCCACCGCCGCCGACATCCGGCCCAGCTGGGTGGCGACGTTGGAGATGGACGGACCCAGCGCGTCAAGAGCGTTGTTGGCGAACCCGCGGATCGCGTCAGCCGCCTCGCCCCAGTACGCGGCGGAGATGTCCTTCTGGAGGGCGGAGAACCGGGGCCCCAGGTCGGCCAGTACGGTCGAGGCGTCCTTCATCGCCGCCGCGAAGATGCCGATCCCGGCGGCGGCCGTGCCCAGGATGCCAGGCATGGCGAGGAGGGCCGGGAGGGCGTGGGCGACGGCGAGGCCGAGCTGGGCGATGTTGCCCAGGCCGGCGCCGGCGATGGAGGTCAGGCCCAGGATCGCGGTGCCGGCGGTGGCGGCCTTGACGGCGAAGGTGTCCAGGTTGGTGAAGACGTCGTTGAGGCTGTTCTTCAGGTTGCTGAAGATGTTGCCGCCGGCCAGGGCCTTGAGCTGCGCGGCGACCTTAGCCACCGAGGCCGTGGCCAGGCGGGCGTGGATGTCCACGAAGTAGGGCTTGGCAGTCAGCCGCTTCAGGTCGAAGCGGGCCTTGCCGTCGTCCAGATCGGCGTTGACCGTCGCCTTCCCGTCCAGCTTGTCGAGCTCGCGCTTCAGCCTGCGCTTGGACGCCTCGGACAGGTGGGCGCTGGCCTCGATGTCACCTCCGAGCCTCTTCAGCTCCTCCTGGATCTTCTTGCGGGAAGCGGGGTCCAGTTCAGCATCGGCCTTGAGCTTCGCGTCGAGCTCGGAAATCTGCTCCTTGAGCTTGCGCTGGGTAGCCTTCTCCAGGGAGGCGTCCACCTTGACCCCGGACTTAATTCCGGCGATCTTCTCCTTTAGAGCTGCAACGTCTTTACCCTTTAGGTCGACCTTGGCGCCTATCTCGGCCTCAGTCTTCTTGATCGCCTCCAGGGCTCGCTTACGGGATGCCTCGTCAAGGTCCACGCGAGCCTTGACGGCGGCCCGCATCTCATCCAGCTCGCGCCTGAGCTTGGCAGCAGCGTTCTTGTCGACGGTAGGCTTGACAGGCGCACGCCAGCCCTCCTCGCGCAGCTTCCGCTTGATCTCCTCGATTTCCTTCTTGGAGAGCTCTACCCTCGGGGAGGCCTTAGTCTGCTTGATGGCCTCCTCAATGCGCTTGATGTCCTTGGGGTCGATCTTGGCGTTGACCTGGAGCTTCAGCCCGTCGAGGGCGTCCTTGACGGAGTCGCGCATCTCGCGCGCCCACTTCTCGGCGGCGCGCTCGATCCGCTTGCCGATCTTCTTGAGGCTCTTCTCGATGCCCCGCTCAGCGTCTCCACGGAAGTCGCGCGCGTCAGCGCCGACCTCTACGACTACCTCGCCGATCTTGTCTGCCACGGGCTACCCTCCCCGCTCGTACGTCGAGC